CGCCTGTTTCTTTGACTTTGATCCATAAATTACCTAATGCACACTTTAATATCGCAGCACCAGCACCCTGGATCGGTGTATTGCATCTAACAGTAGTTCTATTAAGATCCCCTTTCAAGAATCTACGCATATTAGATACTGGAACTCTAGTCTCAGGCCATTCATCCCCTTCGGTGGAGCGTGAAAGATAATTCATCTCTCTCTGCCAGTCTCTAATACCACTATATGTAGTGAGCCAGTTATCACGAATCTTTACGGCTTCATCATTAGACATAATGACACCACTGCTTCCAGCATACTTTCGTAAACCTTCAGCACCAGCACCGTACAGCAAACCAAAGTTAGCAGACTTGGCAATCTGTCTGTCGCATCCCATCTGTTCAGCCGTATAGTCATGTAAATCTTCGCCACGCTGAAATGCAGCAGTCATGTTCTTGTCTTTAGCTAATGCAGCAGCAAGACGTAACTCCATCTGTGAGAAGTCAGCATCAACTATTTTCCAACCCTGGGGAGCTTGTACACATTGCCTAAACTCTGAATCTCTAGGTATCTGTTGATTGTTTGGCTTGATACTGGACATTCTTCCTGTATCTGCACCTAACTGCATATATGATGCTCTGACAAATCCATCATCGGACATCTTATCTTGTATGCTTTCTATCATTTGTCTACGTTTTTCTCTACGCTTCCAAGTAATAAGTGTTTGGATCGTAGGAGAATCAGCAGCACAATTCTTCAAAGCGTCTTTAGCAACACTAGGTTTACCATCATTGTTGACTGGTGTATAACCAAGGACTAATTCAAGTTTTTCTAATAGTTGCTTAGAACTTTTAATATTAAATCCTGCATACTTTTTAGTACCTAGTCTGACTGAGCCTTGGTCTTTCGCACGAAGGTTGAATGAACCATCTTCATTTCTAGGTAGCTTCTTTCCAGATGGTAAGTCATTATCAAGCTCTCTGATAAATTCATTACCAAGTTCTTTAATGTCATCTTCATAGTCAATGCGACATTGATCTAGCTCTTCTCTATTCCAAGGTAGCCCAACTCTCCACATCTGTGCCATAGCTGGAAGTGCCCTACACTCCAATGTATAAGCTCTATCTAACTGTGCATTTCTTATCTTTCTGTCTAATACCTGATCTAGCTCAAGTAGTACTTCAATATCCTTTGCAGCATAAATTAGCTGTTCTTTCAATAGAACTTCAGCACCCCAATCAGACTTCTGTTGTTCTTTAGATATGTTCATATCTAGCTGTCTTTTAGCTAGTGCGTCAAGACCGTGTTTAGTCTGCGGAATACCATTGGTAAGTAATCTACTAGCTAACATACTGCAACGCACAAATCCTTCGGGGTGTATGCCATGTTCTTGCAACCAGCCAAGATCAAACACTGCGTTATGTGCCAGCCAGTACCTATTGGTACTACTAAAAAATTCTTCTAAATAATTCCAGTCGCTACGCTCTAACTCAAAGCAGTCAATAACCACTATGGTTCGAGAAGAAAAAGACCCCAACTGAATCAGTCGGAGTTTACCTTCTTCTGGTTGTAGCTGTAATGTTTCTGTATCAAACGCAAGACTGTGAGCAGTCTGCAATCTCTTTAATTCGGATATTCCGTAATACACAGAATATTCTTGTTTACTAATTGTTGAGGTCATGGAAGAACCTATAAATATGC